GTCTGACGGCTATGACGTGGCCGACTGGGTAGTGGACGGCGCTGACCGAGAACGCATAGAACTTGCCATCCGACGGGACGCGCCACAACTGCCTGTCGCGCCGTGGTATGAGCGGATTGGTGACTACAAGACGGAAAAGGGTGGCTATAGCCGTCTGAAATTGCTTGATTTGTCGAAGGTCCTTTCTTCGATGCTCCATGGTGCGCTGCGTTGGAACGACCTAAAGCAGGCTATCGAGATCGATGGTGCGCCGATGTCGGAAATCGATGCCAAGCTCAGTTACGGCAGCTTCCAGGCTGCGCATATTGATGTCTCCAAAGATGTCGCGCAAGATGCCCTCCTGCTCAGTGCCCGTGAGCGGCCCTATCACCCAATCCGCGACTACTTGGAGTCCTGCAATGACCCGCTAGATGATGCAACCTGGCAGAACATTGCAGGTGAGCTGTTGGGCTCTCACGCTGTCGAATTCGACAATTCGGCCTTGCGTAAGTGGTTGGTCTTTTGCGTAGCCCGCATTTATGAACCTGGCTGCCCGTGCGGCTTCGTGCATATCTTGGCTGGTGATCAGCATCTCCACAAGACGCGCTTCTACAACACCCTCGCATCAGAGGCCTGGTTCTATGAGGGCTTCATTAAGACC